TTATTCTCAGGAGATTAAAACAGATGGACGCTCAATTATTCGCAAAAACCCAGTCAATATGCAAAGAGCCGTTTCAAACCTTGATAAAACAACTACAAGAGCAAGGGCTAATAAGTTCTGATAGCTGTAACTCCGACTTTCTTTACGAAAAACTACTAGAATCCGTTGATGTAATGGTTGATGAACACTTGAAATCGAGCGAGGGGTAAGTGAAGTACGCAAAATCAATGTATAGGGGAGGGTTTATTGTTGACGTAATCGGTTGCGATTATAAATCCTCAAAATTACTGGGATTAGTATGTCCTTTTTGTTCCCAAGCGGTATTTGTAAGAAAACAAACACAAGTCACAGTACAAGGCAAAACCCACTACAGACGATCATTATTTGCTCATTACCCATCACAAGGGACTGAATGTGAGATTAAATCCAAAACGGTAGAGGGTCGAAAAATACTAGAATCAATAAGGAGTGAGTCTAGAAACCAAAGGCTTTCTATCTACTGTGAAAGATTATCATCATTCTTGTTGTCCCGATACAATGAAAAAATCTTGAACGACTCTAAAAAACTGTGTGGAGATCCTTGGATTTACCAAAGATCAAAAGAGTGTCACCGATCGCTAAAAGACGAATTAACATTCTACAAGGAATTAACAGAGGGAATAATAAAAACCATTCCCAATATTAATCCAAACCTAATTGATATCCTCAACAAAGAAATATCATTAGAGATACTATCATTTCTTGCTTCTGACTCTGGATTCTTTGTAATAAAAGAAATAATTCTAGGAGCTATCAATTCAATAGGTTGTGAGATTATTTCAAAATCACCCTACAAATTGACTGGTGATAAATTAGCCCAAAGAGTCAAAAGCCAAAAAACAGAGTTTTTTGTTGATTGGATAATCGGACGGATTGCACTAAATGAATGGACTTTGCTTTTTGAATCCTAAAAATCAAATAGCGATCGCCCATCTACCAAGAAAACGCGATCGCTACTATTAAACCAAAAGAGAGGTCTTTAACTATGATATGCCAAAAATGCCCATTTTTCCAAAAGTCCGATATTTCTACTCAGTTCGGTGTGTGTGATGACGTTGAATTTACCCCAGTACGCCGTAATTGGGAGTTTACCGCTATCTGTGAATCCAAGCTCAAAGGGTTTAAATTCGTCAAATCTCCTATGAGTTCTGCCTTAGAGCGTGGTGACTGGGAAATAAGTGTCCCTCTCTTGGGCGATCGCTACGTTGTCACCAATCGAGAATTAAGGATCGGTGTAGAGTTCAATCTACTCTCAGAAGCAATTAACTATTGTGACAAGCACGATGAACGGGAAAGACTGGAAAATCCTGTATGGCAACCGTTAAAACAGGGTGAATTAGCCTATGTTGGGAGTGAATTTTAATTTAATTTGCGCTAAAATAATTAAAACATTCATAAGAGGGTAAAATGAGTTTTGAGAGTTACAAAGTAGGTCAAAAAATAGGAGTGATGAGTAATGGCTACGACTCGGATGGAGCCACAAAAATAGGAGAAATAGTTGACGAAACCCCTACGCTTTGGATAGTCAAATGGGGGGACAAAATCGGACAACAAAAAAGATTCAATAAAAAGACTGGTTACAACTCTCCTAAAAGCGAACATTATCGCGACAACCTGTATTTATGCTCTAAGCAAGAGGCTATTGATACTCTCAGAGATTACCGACAAAGAATAGCAAGTAATTGGATCATAGTGGCCCCGTTCCCGATCCTTGTACAGATAGGGTTCTAAGGTTTTTTGGCTTAAATATCGACCCAGCCTGGCCCCACCAGGACGATATGTATTTTCAGTGTCAGATGGAGTTCCACAAACTCGGAAAAGATTGTTTTTAGTTGCTAAACTTGGTCTTTTTGTCCGACCCTTATTTTTAATTCCAAAAGTAGATACCAAGGGGTTCGGGAATGCTGTACCTCCGTTGATGTTCAAACAAATTGTAAGGAGTGTTTTAAATGCTTAATCTACTTGACGATATTAAATACAATCTCAACAACTTTTATTGGGATACAAAATACTTTCTTGACTTTGCTTATAAATGGTTTTTTGTCCCGATGACGGAAGGCGATTGGTATTGGTATTGGGGATTGTATGACGATTGGAAAAAGAATGTAGATCCTGAATGGGATTATTTAGACATTGAAGATCGCGTGGAAGAATTTAATTCTTTCTGGTTTCACAAAATAGATGACTTTATTCGCAATATTAAATTATTACTAGGAGTGTTTTAAATGGAAACTAATCAAGTCGATCCCTATGATGAAAATCGCGCTATGGAAGAAATGGTAATCTTTATATGGAATGCCTTAGAAATCTTTACAAGAATCGAAGACGATCCATATTGCGAAAAGCTATTAAAAGAAGGTAATAGTGATTGCCTTCCAAACGCCCGACTAGCCGCGCAAAAAATGAGAGAGCACTTTAATTGTGGCGATTATAGTAATATTCACCCTCAACTTGTTTCTATCTGGGAAACCGAAGACTTTAAACGATTACTAGATTTTATTTAGTTAATATCTATTAAAGAGCTTTTGAAATAGATATGGCACAGGCGGCGATAGGGTTAGGAATATCTACAGGTTTAAGCTTGCTAGGAAATAGCCTTAAGCCTGTTTCTCGTAGTTACAACGAGGTAAATAAATCAGATAGCCTTATCCTACCAAAATCAGGATCGGGCTTTACTCTATCGCGTATCTATGGCAAGAAAAAAATAGAATCTTGTTTTATTTTTTGGGCAGTCGATAAAATTGATCGCCCTACTACCTCTATACAAACTTCTGGGAGCAAAAAAGGAGGCAATCAATCATCAGTAACTACCACCACTCATAATTATTTTTATACCTTTGCGGTTGCAGTTTGTGATGGATCGGACAATGGGGTTTCGGAAATCAAACAAATTTATTTTAATGGAAAGATTTGGTATAACGCAGAGGGAGAATTAGAAGGAACCGCACAAAATAATGACTTCATTCTGTCTCAACATTTAGAAATTTATTTAGGGACTGATACTCAAGGAAAAAGCCCTACTATTGAATCCTATGAAGGGAGTCGCAGGACACCGCCGCTAAAGCATACTTGTTATTTAGTTTTTAAAGAAATTCCTGAATCGGTAGTCGAAACATGGCCTCCGACGATATCCGTCACAGTACAAGGATCGAAAGATAATTTATACACCACAATTAATGATGTTTGCGAATCGGCTGGGTTAACAGAGTCGGTTCATTTTCACGCTGGTACGGTAGGGAATTTTGCGGTCACGGGAGCCGAATTTAAACAGGACGGGGGGACGTATTCTGATTTTTTGGATGAACTATTACAGCGTCATTTTGTAATGGTTAGAATCGCAAATAATGGCAGTTATGGAGACTATAATGGAGCAATTCAATTCCTAAGACAAAATGATGAGGGCTTAACTACTCACACCCTAACGGCTGATGATTTAAGGGCTAGAGAAGTCGGATCGGGGGAAGACATAGAACCCTATAAAGAAATTTTTGAAGACGCTTTAAAATTACCGTCCGAAGTATCAGTTACCGCAGTTGATCCTAACAATAAATTTAAAGCCATTTCGAGGTCTGTAATTAAACATGGCTTAACCCATAGAAACGTTCTAAACATCAACACCAACCTTGCAATGACGGAGGGAATGTGTGATGAACTAGCCTATAAAAAACTCAAGCAAGCGTGGATTGAAAGGCGAGAATATGAAGAAATAACGTTGCTTCCTCACTGGTTAGACGCTGGTATGATTGCAGGGGACAAACTGGTTTTACCTTTGGAATCAGGCGATAATGTAACACTACAAATAACAGAGATTAATATCGGTGCTAACTTTCTTTTAAATATTAAAGCTAAAGCATTTGAAGAAGATTTATTTACTCAAGTTCCCACTAGAGAATTTAGTGATATCGTAACGGCTTCAGCTACGATTCAACTACCACAAACCAACTTAGTTAGTTTTACGTCATTAACTAATGCCGATGGAACTGTTGAGTATGAAAAAGATGTTGACTATTCAATTAATTTAGAAACGGGCGTAATTACCCCTATAGGAGGTGCTATTACATCGGGAAGTAGTTTAGTCGCAAACTATCAATCGGGTGTAGATACGACTACTGTAATCACGAATGATCCTACTTTAGAAACTCCAAACTATCCTGATCCTGAATTGGTTCTTTTAGATATTTATAAGCCTAAATCAACGGATAGAGAAGGGCTATATATTGCAATTAAAAGCGGTGGAGATTTTACGGATACAGGTATTTTTGCAAGAGAATCAGGTGGGACTTTTCAGCAAATTTCAGTTGTCTCAAACCTATCAACTGTTGGAACCATTTCAAATTTATTGCCCTTGGTGACGGGGGAAGATTTAACCAGTACATTAACGATTGTTTTGGCTAATGGGACTATCGATCCATTAAGTGATACTGATTACGGAAATAATGTTGAGGTATTGTTAATTGGAAATGAGCAAGTCTGTATTAAAAACAAAACCTTGACGGCTCCTAATACTTGGTCTTGTACTACGATCAAACGGGGTTTAAATGGGACTGTAGCCGCTAGTCATGCGATGGGGACTAGAGTAATAATGCTCAAGGGCAATAATGATTTACCTTTGATTGAATTACCATCAACTCAAATAGGTAAAACACTGGAATTTAAAGCGGTTGTAGTTGGCAAAACAATCAATCAAGTTGCGACACAATATTCAATCAATTTTACTGGGAATGCTTGGGAATGTTTACCAGTTTCAAGTGTTACAGCAACCAAGGATCAGGCTGGCAACATTTATATTGATTGGACAGGAAATAATAGAGGGACTGGGTTGGTATTGCCAGAAAATTATGAAATAGATATTATTGATTCAGAAGTAGTTAGAACGCTAGAGGCTTCTGTTAGTAATTGTGTTTATTCTTACACGGATCAAATAACGGACTTTGGTAGTATTCAATCTACAATAGAGGTTATTATTTATCAGGTTTCTAGTGAAGTCGGTAGAGGCATTCCCTATACTATTTCACTTACTCCTAGCCTAGTTTCTATTGTTCCAACCATTACAGGGTTTAGTCCAACTCAAGGGGGTTTGGGTGCGTCCATTTCGATTTTCGGAACTGGTTTTACTGGAGCGAGTAATGTTGGTATTAATGGTATTGATACCGATAGTTTGGTTGTTGTTAATGATGGGCTTATTACGGGTACTATCGCCACAGGAACGACCACAGGAAAAGTTACTGTTACCAATGCGAGTGGAACGGGTGAAAGTTTAACTGATTTTGTAATAATTACAAGCTTTGTTGATTGGGGTGATATTGGGGGTGATATTGAGGATCAAACGGATTTAAAAACGGAATTAGACAATATAAGAAATGACGCGATCGCCTACGCTTTAATTTTTGGATAATATGAAACAACTAATAACACCAACTTACACTTTTACTCCTGCGACTAAGACAATCGATTTTACAGGATTTACTTTTGATGTAAAGCGATTAGTTGCGATTATAAACTTAGCAAATGACACCATTATCTATGGCACTGGTATTAGTGGGAAGGGTTACGATACATCAACATCTAGTCAGATTGTTTTAGATTTTGACACAACTGCAATGTCAGGTAGTGATGTTTTGCAGTTCATTTATGATACGGAAGATATTGGCACAAGTTCTGATACAGTTGCTTCCGATGACACAGGCTCTTTTTCTTTAATTGCATTATTTAAACGACTTTTAGGAAAACTACCATCTTTAGTTAATAATAGAATCCCAGTAACAGATACATTGAGTAGTGGAACGGGCGGATCAGAAGTTTACTGTCTAGTTTCAGTCGCTTCCACTAATATCAATGTCGTCAAAGCATCACCAGGAAATCTTTACTCTATTACCGTAATTGGTATTACTGCCGACCTGAGATACTTAAAAATTTATAATAAAGCAACCAACCCAGTTATTGCATCAGATATTTTGCTATTGAGACTAACTGTGCCTATTCCTTGTAGTGCAACAGGCGGCGGTGCGACAATTAATTTTACCAAACCTATTAATTTTTCTTCTGGTATTTCTATTGCAGTTACAGGAGCTATTGGGACTACTGATGCAACAGCGATCGCCGCGAATGATTGTGTTATAATTCTTGCTTATGGGTAATAATTATGAGCTTTTTATTACTAGGAGTGGGCGATAGCGGCACAAACCTTCCTTCTTTTCATAATATCACAATTTGTATTCAAGATATTTCTTTAACAAGACCACCCGCAAGTTCCACAACTATCAAAATTTGTATTCAAGATATTTCTTTAACAAGACCGCCCATAAGTTCCACAACTATCAAAATTTGCGTTCAAGATATTTCCTTGACGAGGTAATATGCCTTCTTTAATTAATACTATCGGCGACACTAAAACTCTTAACTATTCAACTGCTGTTGTAAGTGGTGAAAACCTACGGGCGACAATTTACGACTGGACTGAGTTGTTTACTGCTAAATGGGGTGTGGATAATACAATTTGGCTTGCTCCTGATGCTAACACTTTTCGGCTTAGATTTCCTGCTTCAGGCAATGGAATTGAAACTAAAACAGGAGCCTTGACTAATGCCAATTTGAGCCGAATTGTTTGGGATAAAACAGCCGAGTCTGGAAGCGGAAGAAATATGCTTTACACAGGCAATTCAAGTGCGAATAGTCAGGCTCTTGGTTTGTATGGGACTCAAAGTGGAAGATCGTCGGGAAGTGACGAGGTAACTTTTGCCTGTGTAAACGACTTTGCTTTGTCGTGGGCTTCTTTTACAAATTCTTCGCTGACAACAGTTGCTTCGTGGGGATATGTCGGATGGTTACTCGAAACCGATTTATCCGCCACGACTTACCCAAGGGGGTTAGTAAGATTATCAAGTGTGCGTTCTAGTTTTTTGCGACCTACAACTGAAAACAGTACACTTACAACGAATTGGTACACGTCCGCAGATACAGTAACCTCCCCCGTTGCAATTTGTTCGGGGGGCAATTCTACCGATATTATAATGCGAGATTCTATAGCGGGAAATTATGGGTATGGCAAACTTTGTTTTATGGCTAGAGTACCAAATGAAAGAGCAATTGGCGATTTAACTAGAGATAGCGAAACAGGTTTATATTATCGCGTTATTGGCACATGGGGAACTGGAAAAATTGCTATGCTTCAATATGTATAAAATTAAACCCTATACCTAATTTCTAGCCCCGTACTATCGGCGATCGCAGTACCAGCAATCGGTGTTACCTGACCATAAATTAGACTTTGAGTGTAATGAGTCCCTAAAGTATAAACAAAGCCCGTTTCTTTATCTTTTACTTGCTCAATAGATGATAGATTTGTATTGGGTAATTGAATTGTTATAGGGTTGGCATCAGGGGCTAAAATAACTCGACTATAATCACCTCTTGAGTAAATCGACACAGGAAAAGTCTGATACCATGCCCTAAAAGGGTCTGTATCTGGGAAAATACCTCCTTCTACCTGTATGCCATTAATGATCGGGCCTGCCCAATAAGCTTGAAAAGCAGTATAAGTCCAAAACCCATCGACTGTAAAAGGAATATCATAAGGGCCTGAATATCCGTAAGTATCGGGATGGGGATTCGCGTTTATATTCGAGTCAAAAAATACCTTTAAAAATTGTGGCGCGTAGTAATAAGATCTTTCCAGATTCTTTATCTTAATCTTGATACAATGACACAACGTATTTACTTTTGGAACCTCATGAACAATCGACTGCTTTAAGTCAATCCCTGCAAAGTCCCATCCAAAAGACCTATAAGAACATTTAAAAATATCACTATCAAACCGATAAGATTGACCATTATAATTAAAGGCACATTTCCGACCTTTGGCAACCATAAACAAGGTGTAGATCGCTTTTAATTCTTTATCTAATAATCCATTTTGTCCTAACTTACGGGTTGCTTTTCCTGTTGACTGAATAGCTCTTTTTTCTTTCTTACTCTGGGTTGTCTTGATGCGAGTAACGGTAAACGTTCCTTTAGTTATTTCTGGTAACGGATCGGGAATAAAATCATAATCTATGTCATCAAAATCACTGGCAACATAATTATTAAATTTATCATAACTGTCTTCAATTAATGCAAATTGCAGGACTTGATAAACGTCATTTGCAGAATGAAAGCTACTATCGTTTTCTACTACTTTATGATTTAATTGATCCTCATCCATGTCAAAGCGCATCGGCAAATCATATTCACAGCTAACCGTCAAAGTGCCACTAGGACTTGATGAGAATGTGACGATACCAGTATTAATATTTACCGACCATCCAGACGTTAATTCAACCCCATTCGAGTAAACTTTAACCGTACCATTAACAGGCTTTTTAATCGTCTTATAGGTGTTAGTTCCATTAACGTGATACCGCTTCATAATCTGGTAAGTTAACCCAGATTTTTGTACTAAAATCCCTTGCTGATAAACCGTAGTATCGCTTGAATAATATTCAGGGGATTGCGTCAAGGTATAGTCTAATTCGTTTTTAAACCTAAACCCTTCATATTTTCCATTTCTGGCATCAAAAAAAGCCTTTAGGTAATTAAACTCATCAGCATTCAATAGCATTCCATCGGCATTGATAGAAGTTAAAGATTCCGTGATTTTACAAAGTCGTTGCTCCCTACCCGCCCCGTCTTCTAGTGCTAAGGTATCAAAAGCTGTATCGATCTGCCAGTTGGTCTTGAATAGGTTTAGCCGCGTTTCGGTAAATGGATTTAGGGTCATATTGGTGTTTTACTCAAATAATAACCTATTGACATTTTAAAAATCTTAACATAATATCGAATTATCTTTAAAGTTTTTAAAACAAATTTGATATGGCTAGACAAAAGAGATCCGTTTCCGATGATTATGTTAATAAAGTGAAAGCAGTTGCTACAAAGGTTTTAGAAGATTGGGGAAAAAAGCCCGTCATCTTATGCTGAATGTAAAATTCAAAAGATAACTTTAGAACGATGGGCAAAAGCAGAACATTTTCCATCAACAAACTCAGAAGAAATCTTATTAAATTTTCTTAAGCTCACTCGAAAACGATGGAATGAGTTTTTAGACGGGAAAATTGATTTTGATACTTTTTGGGCATTAAGAGGGAAAGAACTTGAGGATCGCGTGATTACATGGCAATCTGTCGTGAATGACGCAGGAACCTTGACCCATGATGAACGAATGCTGATTATTCAGGAACTCGCTAAAATAACAACCGATACCATTGAAAAGGTCGAATTGTTTTCACTCACCAATCAACAGTTAAAACGTCTTAATACGCTCTTAATTCCTTCAAGAGGCAATCTAGGTGATGACGACTTAAAGGCGTTTGAAACCATTATTAATAAAGGCGTTAGTCAGTCTTTAGTTGCCAGCATCCTCGATCAAAAAATCGTCGGGTTTCCCAAAAAAGAATTTGATATGCTGGCAACATTTTTATTAAAACCCAGCAGATGGGTGGGTGATACCCTGCTAGGTGTAACAAATCAATTCCTAACTAATTTCGAGGATTTAATTGATGCACTAGGATCGTAAATACCGATTACTGTTGTCACGATAATTTGAGGGTCTGTATCATAAATTTTGTTACAGACCTTTATTGTTTTTTCTTGGTCGTAAATTTCGATATTGCCATCAATATATAGCCTTGGCTTTTGAATTGAGGGGAAATCATAGTCTTTGCCTAATGCCTTTTTGGCTGATAGGTTAAGGTATTTTTGAGACGGATTAGTAAAGGGAGATGAGACAATTGCGGGTTTCCTGTAATTATTAATTTCTTCACACAAAATATCAAACTGAATGTTGAACAAGGCTTTTTCTTTTTGAGTAGAACACAATCCAATTAACTCTCTTGATTCGGATTTTGCTTTATAATGAAAAAGACCGTTCTTAGAAACTAAAGTCAACAGGAATCCGCAAAAAGTTTTATTCACGACCAAACCTTTTGAAACAACTATAATAATTTAACACAGAACAAATGTTTTAACAACTAAGTCATCGATATTTCGGTGTTTTCACTTGTACCTAAGTTAAAAATACTAAAACAACTTAGGAATGAAGACGCGATCGCATCCTTTTTGTTTACTGGTAAGTAAGAAATAGCCTTGGTGAATAGGTGGGAACCATAGGATTGGATAAATACCCCTATCGAATTAGCTATCTCAGCATCAATATCGCTTTGAGGGGCATCGGACTTCGCAACCGAGTCTAGGTAAGGGATAGCGGTGTTCTGAATCTCGTAGAGTTGAGCCATTTCGGAATCTGTTAATCCATCATATTTTATTACCGACTCTTCTTTATATACTAGAGAAAGTAATAACTGCTTAAAGACCTCGAAACCCTTACCCTGTATATCTTTCGCGTTTTCAGTAACGTAGGCATTGATCCATTTTGATACAGCCCCTTGGGTTACTCCTAAAGCTTGCACAAAATCTTTCACACCCCCTTTGTCTAAGGCTTCCTTGCCTCTTTTGGCTAACCCTAGTCCGATCTGAAATACTTTGGCTTTGACCTGCTCGGACTTAGAACACAGATCGACGTTAATATCTTTGCATTCGACTTGCTCAAATCGATAGCCTAGCAACTCTAGCCATGAGAGATCTCCGTCTCCACAAATCCAGTAATGCAACTGCTCATCCCCCCGTCTGTTAGCCCGTAGCCGCCCAATCTCTTGAATTACCTCCGTTCTTACCAAGTGTTTGTAGTAGTCGGTAAATGCGCGGTTAAAATGCCCTTTGGAGTATTTAAAATTACGATCGCCCGTCATGGTGATGTAATTTGAAACCGCCGATCCAATATGGGGGAAAGGAATACCGTAAGAAACGACTGATTTTTTTTTCTGAAATAAATTAGAGCCGCGCCCGTCAGCAAAGTGGGTTAGATTTTCCCCATCGGCAAAAGCCTTGTAGTCAATTTCGCCTAAGCAATCTTGCGTAATCCCATCGGTAGAGAGAATATATTCTCGCATGATTGTCTTTTTCTTCTCACTCGCTTCTTTGTCCCGTTGCTTATTGAAAACGCCAAAGCCGTTAGTAACTTGAGTGATCAATAAATTTTCAGGGGTTTCCGAGTATTTAGCAAATACCATCAATTGATTTTTTTCAATACCTAACTGCAAACATAACCAGTCAGGGTTTACCGTTGCTGATTGCATGATGCTGGTTGCGGTATTTTTGATACCGTCGATCATTCGCTGATTCTTAAATTGGATAGCGATTTTGTTGTCACTGAATCTTAAGGATCCGTTTTCGCGTCCACTCCAGATACCCGCGATCCGTCCGATCCCTAGTGCATTGATTAATTCCGTCCGCTTTTTCTTGACTAAATCTCCCAGATCGGGACGGGACAAAACTTCTATCCTTTCAATTCGCTTCAATAAATCATCAACATTATCGGGAACATCCCCCAACCCTGAGCAAACATCTTTCAACCCAAAAAGAATATCATGATTTTCTAGTCCGTAAATCGGTAATTTTTTGCATCCTAGAACATTTTCGACTCCTTTAAAAAAGCTATCAAAATCGGCTCTTAGGGTAGGGTCGTGCTGATTTGATGCGTTTAAGAAAGCGATATAGTCGTTACTCCCAAAATGAATCGTCTTTGCAAATTCGTAGTTTCCCGAATCAATTTCATCAAATACTCCTATCGTTTTCTTCGTGAATAAATTCTTAGAGATTAATTGGGGTGAGGTACTGGCATATTGCCAACTCATCGCCTCATGATATTGATTCAAGAATCCGTATCCATCCCCCGATTCTGTTTTACATTTTTTAAAGTGAGGACACACTTTGCAGACTTTCTCAGGATCGCGACCACTGGCATAAATTTGATTTAGTTGAGCAGTCCAATGGCAGTTAGATTGGGTTCTGAGTTCTGGGATTGTCTCATCGGTAGCCCGTACTCGAAACGGATTCCCTAAAGCGGTTTTCTTATCATAATCCAATTCATAGCCATCGTGACGGGCTGGTAGGTCAGGAAAATTTTCTTCGATACCCTTGACCGTTGGGTTACGATGCCCAGGCATTGATAGTATTATCTTGTGAAATTCTGACTTAATTTCTTCCCCTTCCATTGGTTCAGGAATTTTAAAGCAATTGTTAATCTGAAGCTGTCCAGCAACATGAGATTTTCCCGATCCCGTACTCGAAACGTCTAGGGCATACTGCCATTCAGGATCGCGGCATACTCGCTCGTAAAATTCTTGATAAAGTTCATTCGATACAATCACTCTGCGACCCGCTAATTGTTCTTTGGTTGGGAGATCGCCGCCAGTGTAGTAATAGTTAATTGGCTTATTGAAAACAAAATCAGCATCTTGCATCATTTTGTTACTTTCTTCCATAATTGCCTTAGCGAATCCCGTTAGGAAGGTCATTAAGGATTTATTCTCTACGCATTCCTTGGCGACTTCTTTGATTTTGGGCATCGTGCCTTTAACGTACTGAGTTACTTTTTGTTGCCAAGATGGTTTATTAATTTTCGGGAACTTAAAACCGTACTCTTTCCCGTAATAAAAAACCGTCCCGATATTACAGGTTGATCGGGCTTTATCGTTGCTATTTGCAATTTTGTCGATGTACCAACCTATCTTGGGATTTGTGGGACTCCATCGTTCTAGCATGGCGATCGCAATATTTCTTGGGATACCGCTATTCAGTACCCCAAATGCAACCCGAATCTGGAAATGGTATTGGTTAGCCCCTTTCATCGTCCGAGGTGGGATACGGTCTAAACAGCCTTGGATTAAGGTGATTTTTTGATCCTCATCTTGCTCAAAGTTTAAAAAGCTTGGTAGTTGAGCAAGCATCCTTCTCGCTTCTGCTTTTTCTTTTTCTTCTGCTTTCTTAATTTCTAGCGACGCGATCGCATCATCTACATATTTTTGGGGTAAAGGAACTGCATTCTCATTTTTCCATCTCCACGCACTAGGATCATTATTCCCGTAAAATCCACGCCCACCCTCAACCGCCGCAAGGTCTAACCCTGGGTAGTCGTCAACAAACCTAAATTTCATTTCTTCATAAATTTCTAGGGAGACGGGATTCTCGAAAACAATGATCGCCCGAAAACGAGGCCAGTCTGGTTTTGAACTACAGGTTTCACAGACATAGGCGGTATATTGTTGATGCAATGGAGAATTTAAGATACTCCACTGGGTATTTTCAATTTTTTTTATCTTTTGATCTTCCTTTTTCCCTTTTTCGTTGACAACCTGAATAGTTTCGGTATTGTCAAAATCTAACGCGACTCCATATATAAGGTCAATATTTTCCTTATTCCTTCTTCCATCCCCTTTATAGGTAGCCATAGAGTACGAGAAGCCCATAGACTCTGCTTCTATCAGGTCATCTATCGATCCTTGGTACGGCTGAAAACCAGCAGTAAACTTCTCATGCTGAGTCGTTTTATTGATAACTAGCGAGTTTACCGAAAATTTAAACGATTCTAGGGATTGAGTAACTTCAATCATATATCTTACGCTCCTAAATACATTTTAACGATAAACACAACAAAACCCTCGCACCGTGTAGAGCAGGTGAAGAGCTGAAAGCTTTGATGGCCAAGACTTGCGGGTATTTGCATGATGTATTTAAGTATAGGTAAGTGATCAAATAATAACACACGTCTTATAAATGATCCAACAAAAAAAATCTCCCATTACAGGAGACTCATGAAACTTACTTATACCAAACCATCACGGACTTAAATAGAATTTATCATAAAAAGGAGCGTATAAGGCTTTGACGGGGTTCTATCATTGTGTGAGCAATTAAAGCATCAAAGCCATATTGCCAAGATAACATATAAAACAAAAATATGTCAAGAAAAATGTTTTAATAATTTTATTGACTTTTTAAAATAGATCATTTATGATTAGGTCATACCTCAAAAAGCAAAGGAGATTTTACCCTTGACTACATTTTCCGAAGCGTTTAAAACCATTGACAACTTGACCAGCTACCTACAGTCTCAAGGTATTAAAAACCAAGTTAAGGCTCTTGATACAGCCCGCACCCTTGTCGGCTTTTTGCTTGAGGGGAAAGAATTACCCGCCAAGTCAGAACAGTCCGAACTACCCTTGGTCGCCCCCGCTTGCTCCGCGCCCGTATCGGAAGAAACGGAAGACGAAGAAACCGACGAAGACGAATAATCTTGAACAGAGGTAAAACAAAATGAAAACTTATTACCTCTGTTTACTCCTCATTCACTTTTTACTTTTGACCAAAGTTTTGACACGTTTTTGCAAACTTAAAACAAATTAACTAATTACGATTATGGCTGAAATTGAATTCTATCTCAAAACCTTTGCTGACTTTACTGAGTTCCCCCAGTTAATCAAAGAAGATGGAACCCCAGAAAAATATCATGAGTTTTCCATTGCTGAATTAGCTCACTACGAACTCCACTACGAACCACTTGTTTTTTTATTGCTTGCTGAATCCCTAGATGCTGGCGTTGAGTTTTGGAGTACGGGACAAATCCCTGATTCCATCGATCAATCAAAAGTATTACTAAAACTTGCCTACGATGAAAATGGAATGCCAAACGCATTGTATGGTCCAACGATTTGTCGAAACGGTGATCAACTTGTTTTGTCCTATCAAGATTTTGAGTTCCCAGTAACCAATTCCAAAAATAATTTAATCATTGGAGGATTACAGGGAAACTTCGAGATTGAAAAAAATCAAGACGGGACTAAAAGATTCTTGAAAGTACGATTATTCGACTTAGGCAATGCAACTGGTAACGAATATATTATTTCTTGTTTATTGGAAAATTGGGAGAATCCCCCGTCACTTTCAGAGTTAAATGGCAAGTTAAATAAAAACGAGTCCATCGTTGAATTATTCAAGCCTTTAGCGGCTCCTATGACCCTAATGGATGAATTACCTAATGGAGATTATAAGGTAATCAAAATCGGGGAACCCAAAGAAGGTCAGTATGGCTTGAATGTTGTGATTAATTGTGAGGGAATGTCAACGTTTCTACAAAAAGGTCATCCCTCTTACATGAAAGCAACAAAGGGATACAATTGCCTATTTTGGAACGAAGCCACTCAAACCTACGAAATAGATAACAACAAAGCCGATTACAACGTCATCAACAAACAAATAGCCGATGGTAAAGAATGGATTTTACGCATTGTTGACGGCGGACTCAAAAAGACTGGTATCAACAAAGGGAAACCCAAAAAGAATAGTCAGTTAATCTCATTGACTCAATCCTTTTCTGACAAGCCAAAAGAGCAACCGTTGATGCTTTCTGCAAGCGTTGAAAAGCCTATCGAAGTTGATTACCAGCCAGTATCGGTAGTTGATACAAACTCGCTACCTAACTTATTCTCTCCTGAAAAAGAGTTAGTAACGGCTGGCAAGTCTGGCAAAAAAACAAAAGATAAACCCCCTGAAATTGAGCCTCCATTCTAGCCTATGCTATTTTTAATCATGCCCACGAACCCAAAAAGTAAAGTCGATCAAAAGATTCTAATGGATCGGTTTTTAACTCTACGTTTACTAATGGAAGAGTCGGGCATGATTAAATTCAATAATGGTGTAGAAATAAAGCCTTTTTTCTGTATGGCTAAAACAGATGTAATTAGCCAACTCGAAATTCTTTACCCTGACAAAAAAAGGTTAATTTACTTAGGGGAAAAAGCTAAGGATGAATTAGTAATGTCATTAAAAGGGATGGTAATAAAAAAAGCCGATTTTTACCACACAAAGGCAAACGCAACCAAAGATAAGTTAGAAGATTTTATTCAGGACGGGTGGAATGGAGCTTGCTACGCACTCTATAAATTTGATTCAAGTGAAGGCACTAAGTTTTCATCTTATGCAGACTTTTGGATTAATGCCAGAATACTTCGAGGCTCTTATCAGGATTACCTAATTAAAGCCAATCTACAATATGAAGCATTAAAGCTAACTATCCCCCGTAGTTTCAGGCTTTTTGACCTACTCGCAATACCTACCGATCTGTTATGGATTTATCTTTCTAGAAAGACCGTTTATCCTAGTTACCCTTTTAGATTTCACTCCCAAGTTAAAAACATGGATGGGGATTTAGTTGATATTTTTGACACCGTTGAAACGGATGACAAAAAAACATTAGCCGATAAGGTTCTTGATATTTTATCCCCTAAAGAAATTGAAGTATTAACTTCCGACGATCAATCAACAAAGAAAACACGAAAGAAACAACAATCAATAGGTATTCTAGAGTTGGCATTAATGCAAGGAATACCGTTAGATAGTTTTTACGACAAAAAACAACAAATCATCAACAAAGTAATGGAGCGTATTGAATAATAATGGCTTCATTTACCCACACCATCGAAGATATTGCCAAAGCCGATGAATGCTCTGAGAAAACCGTCATAAGAAGGGTTGACGATGGCACTTACATCTATGGCAAGCATTATGTTGACAAAAGACCAAAAAACGCTAAAAACAGGAAACTAAGATTTAATCTAGAAGCCTGTCAAAAACTATTTTTAACCCCACCTGAAAAAAGGTAGAGGATGAAATCATGCAGGAAAACAAAGTGGGACTTACTCATCCCGATACTTTTAAAACATTATTTAAAATTGCTCAATTATTTTTCCGTCTTGTAGGTCGAGGAGTTGTATTTTTATCTCTAGACAATCTCACTGATAAGGATGGATATTCGATGAAAACCTTTATATCTTTTTTAAAGAGAGAAGTAAGATATCTCCCAATTGATTTAGAGAAATTGGATCATTTAAGTCAAGATGCTAAGGATTGTTTGAGCGATATTGATATTGTCAGTCTCTACAAAAAAGAAGCCGAGTCGTACAATCCTCGCACTGAATTTATTTTGATGTTGGGATGTCCTAATCTTTCAGAATTAAAGCGTGAAGAGTCGATTTCTTTATTTATTTGCAATCGGTTTGGTATTATCAAAAATCAGGCTTAACCCTATCAGGATTATTCATAATCCGATCAAAAGCCCGTTGATGAACAGAATCATCTAACCACGCTGAATAAATAGTCACATGAACACTGTGGGAATGCCTCATCTGTTTAGCGGCTAACTGTGAATCCAAACCCAGTTCAATCGCCCGTCTAGCCCAACAATGACGCAGGGCATAGGGAGTAAAGGGAATTTTAGAACGGGAAAAAGCCTTTCCTATTCTCGATCCTTGCTCCCTATTGTTTTTTCCGTTGACGTTGGGAACCCTAATATTTTTTAAATCAAAATAATCTACCCACTCAGGATAAAGGGGCCAGACCTTTCCTTCTCCCGTCTTACCATCTAAAACGTGGCAGATACCACTACTGATTAATAATTCATGGTCAATCAAAAATACTTCGTGAGGTCTCAGCCCGAAAGTCGCCATGATCCCGTATGCCCACCGCCACGAATCATTCTTAAGTAAGTTTACGGATTCTTGAATCTCTCTATCCGTTGGGAGATTTCTTGGGTTAACCCGTTTCAATCCGTAATCCCCTTGTAATTTAGCGGTATCGATTTCTATCTCAAAAAACTTACCAAATGCCTTAAATGCCCTACAAATCAATTGCCTAGTGCGAGTATTCGGATCCGTAGCTTTGATGGTGGCAATCAGTAGCTCACTGGTTAAGCGTTCATCCCTGGGTAATTTTTTAAACAACTGAGCATAATTACTGGAAAAAGTCGTTTCGGTTTTGGCTGACCGACCGCGCTCAGAAAAATAATCTTTCTCAAAAGCCGCGATCGCATCCCCCGCCGTCAACTGCTCAACGGGTTTTGCCCATGTAAAGCTTCCCTCAGACAATTGGACTCCCAACTTCCGAGCTTCCAACTCAGCCGCTTTAAATCCTGCGGGGTTGGCCCGAAAACCTAAACTAATCCGTTGCTGGTAAGCCCGTTGTTTCCCACTACTTGGTTTTGGCGGTAACGTGGCAACCAGATAAAGGCGATCGCCCCTTTGTTCTACCGTAACCCCTATCCTACCGACTCTTAATCGATTATTGATTGCGTCTAACACTGGCTTAATTCTGGCTTAAAATATTGTCTAATTGTGTCCTGTTTTGTCCACTTCTGTCCAGTAATTAAGCCAGTAAAAAACCTCTCAGAGTACCTGAAAGGCTTGTAATGCTTACGGGTGCGGTAGGGATCGAACCTACGACCGTCCGCTTAGAAGGCGGTAGTCATGAATTTGAAAGGTTTACTGTGTAACGGTTTCAAAGCTTCATTTTGAGACTGGCTTAAAATTGGCTTAACGTCCCAACCAGTGATTAAGATTACCTTCCCACTGGGCATAGGTCGGATTCCTAAAATTCTTAGTCAATCGGACTACTCCAAAACCTTGACACGGATTCTGTTCAAAGATTTCAGCAAGGCTTGTCAGGGATTCTTTACCCTTGTTTTTCCGTTGATTGGTAGCACCCATGATCACTGCTTTACTAGTACCGTCAATCCGTTCTATTAGCATATTAATCCGAGTGGGGCTAGCCGCCTGAGCCTCGTCAAGTATCACTAGGGTATTGGCAAGCGATCGCCCTTCCATAAATTCAGGAATATCAATTTCAGCTTTTTTAAACGTGAAAAGATTTACCGATTCGGATTCTGACATAAATTTCTTTAGATTGTCTAAAGCAGGTCTTTTGTAGGGATCTAATTTTTCGTCTTTATCGCCAGATAAAAATCCTAGTGAATTTTCATCCTCACAATCGACTAGGATTCTTAAATAAATAAGCTTTTGAATCTCTGAATTATCATCATTGATTAATTTAATCGCTTGATTTAATCCTAATAGAGTTTTACCGCAACCAGCATCCCCAATAACAAGGGTAACTTGATTTTTATTAATTGATTCAACATACTTCTTTTGCTCATTAGATTGAGGTCTGATGTCAACATTAGTTTGAATCTTTCGGTTTAATGGAATTAGGTTGTCATAAAAAAAGTCAGCACTATTATTTGCCGACTTTCTCTTTTTATTATTACCTTTGACCTGCACTCTTTGGGATGAATAAGACATAATGAAATCCAGTTGGGTACAGAAAATATTAACCGACAAAAAACCGCCCTAAACGGACGGCTCCATTTTAAGCTACTGTTGACCATAAAAACCTATCTGATTCTCCAGATAAATGTTTACATTAAATAATAACCTAGCCATAAAAATTAATTACCCAAGACGGATCGTAGCCTTCCACAAAACTAAGAACCAAGGCATCTAAATCGTCAGGGGATGATAAGCCGCGTTTCCTCATGTCCTCTTTACTTTCAATCAAAATTTTACCAGTAGTGGTGTATTTTGTAATTGGTTGGGACATTTGATTTATCAGGCTTCCATCATTAGGGATTGATAACAATTCATCTAAAGGATGTTTTTTAATACCATGAATCACCTCATAGGTTTTCTTGGCACGTTCTCTGATCAAATACAATCCCTCTGCTCTGCAGTTTCTAAATTTCTCTTTACTGGTTTTCCCTTCCCCTTCCCATACCACGTCATCGGACGGTGTACCGTTACCATGAAAAGCCGTGACATTGTAGGGTCTGTTTTCAATATTCTCGAAAGGATGAGCGCATCCCTCACCCACCCCGTCCGAGTCAAAAGCAATTTTTTTCAACTCAAATTCTCGCATCAACTCATCAGACTTGAAAACGGTAGGAGTCGGTTTTAACCCCCGCCAACGGATTAACGGTTGAACCACACAACCGACCCGATGACAGAATACGGTCTGATCGCCCTTTTCGCTTACCGATACGTCTAAACCCGCCGCTTTGGTACTAGAGGCTTCAGCTAGTCCGTCAATGCGTAAATGGCTATTTACACACGCCATGACGTACTCAGGGGGGATAACCACGCCCTGAACGGAGCTTGTGAAGTCCATATCATATTCTTGCGCCCAAATGAGATCGCCCACTTCCCTTCTTTTGGCAATCTCAAAGGGGTAAACGGCTCCTAATGGAGAATCCCAACCCCAACCCGTCCGTCCGTCTGGATGCTCCCATCTTCCCTTAATAGGGTGATCTTTCCAGTGATACCTGAACACGGGAAAGTCCCCCGATGTAACCTGTTCATAAAATTTATGGGCCGTACCATAAACCGTTGATACAAAAAAGACATTATCAGCAACCGCACTAAGGGCTGAAATCTTTGCGTCTGGATGCTCACAGTGATTCCATTCATCAATAATTACTTCTGTAGCGCGACCGCCACGACCAAAACTATCGCCTCCAATTCCTGCTATTTCAGACCCATTGATGGGATTCTTAATAAATCCTGTTTTGTTATTTTCACGACTATCCCATCCCTCTGGTTGCATCCATCTTGGCAGTCGATTTAAAAGCATCCTATATTTCTCCATAATGCTCTTAGAACTACCTTTTTCGTCAACGGTAGAGATTACATTAGCCCCTACCCATCCGACATAATAATCAGTAAAAAGCCATGAATGAACCTGATTAATGGCTCCTAATACCCAAGTTGCCCCAATGTCCCTAGATTTGGGGACACAAGCCCACCTGACTTGTCCCTCCACGCGATCGCGTTTCATGGCATCTACCCAGTTCAATAGTTCCCGTTGCCTTGGGTATAGGATGAACGGACTAAACGGGGGCGATTCTCTAGGGTTAAATGCTGTAACAAAATTATCACACCACCATAATTTATTGTTTTTGCAAATATTCAGAACTATTTGCCTAGCGTCTAAATCTTTTTCGCACAAATCGATAAGTATATTGCGGTCAATTAGGTTTTCTTTTATAGCCATAAAAAAGGATAGATTAAGTCTCTATCCTGATATTAACTATTCGTAAATTATTAAAACAAATTAATTATTCACATACAAAAAGTTGGCGACCGTTAGGGTTCTGGATAGATTCTTTCAGGATTGCCAAATCATCCCTTGATAATTTAGGTGTATTGATTGCAGTTAACTGGTTCTCCCATTCTCCTGAGTTTTTACCATAGCCTTTTTGCTCAAGCCATGCCCAACATTGGTTTGTATTTTTGAATCCCAGTACTTTGGCTATATAAGTTATGCCTACTCCGTCCGAGTATTCCCCCGTACTGCTATCAATCACGCGCTCTACAATCTCAGTTTCTTTAATGGTCTGATAGCCTAGAATCCTTTGTTGAATCGGTTCTGGACAGGTCAAACATATCGTATGGCGAAACTGGACTAGGGATAATTCAGTTTGTGTTTTTTGGCTCTCAAGACGTGCCAACTCGATCTTGAGTTTCATTTCTTCAATCGGATCGATAGATAAGGACGTTTGACCCGTTTCCATAAGATTGAAAATATGGGCATCACACCACACCGCAAAATCAGAACTAATCCAACGGGCTAAGTTGATGGACAGGCTAGGATGTCCCCATGTCCCACCGTTGATCCCTTCCTTGGTATCAACTACCCCCGTTTGGAGTGAGTTAGATAAAGACTCGATGTAATCCTTAGTCTTGTTAGCTTTCAGGAAATGGTCAAGTCGTTTCCCGTTAGCTTGGCACATCTGGGTAAGATTAATAAACCCGTCTTCACGCTTCTGAATAACTTGACCGTTGTAGTTAAAATTCCGTAAACTGTTCATAGTTGACCTAATCCTGACAAATGGTTGACTCGCCCCTTGAATGTTTACAGCATTGCAAGGGATTTTCTTTATCTATTATAACTTGTTTTAAAAATAGTAAAACTATTGACTTAATTTCTTAGTCAATTCTTGCATCAACTCATCCTGAGACATTTCAGAGTAATCCTTAGCCCCTTCTTTTTTCTGTTCAAACTCAGTCAATAATCTGACATTGATAGTGTCCATGCCTAATAATCCCTGTAAATTCTTGGTTATAGTGGTCATTTGGCTAACATAAGTCGCTTGTACCCTTAATAACCCTGTAATATCCTTCATACTCTCGCATTCGGTAATATACCCGTCTATTTCTGCTATCTTCTTATTGCACATCTCATATTGACTTCTATACTGCTCTAATAGCACAAAAAACTGAGTAGCACCGTCCCCCGCGTTGGGATTTATTGATTTGCTGTGTAAATTTAGATAACGGTATATTCTCCACAACTCACGCTTATCCAGCCCGATATGCTGGGCGATCGCGGTGTGACTCTTGCCCTCAACGTACAGTTTCCATATTTCACTACAGACTTCTAAG